CTACCGTTCGGAACGTTCCATATAACACCCTCTATGGGGAAGCTTGGAACATACCGAACCATAGGAACTTCTAATATTTGGAACATATAGAGTTTAGAATGTTCCTAGTTCCGTATTAGTAGTGTTCCGAAAAGGAGTGTTCCGTATATTGGAGAGCTGCGCTTTGAGCGGGAACTCTGCGCGTTGCGCTTTGGGGGGAACTTAATAAAAGATGGAACTATAGTGTTCCGATATTAAATAGATATATGAACGAAAAAGACGCAACTAAATATGCAGCAGGATTCTTTTCTGGTGTTTTACAACAACTACACGTTGCAGTGTGTAAGGAAGCAATTGCACGTGGAATTGACTTATCTGTAGATCAAGTGGAACTAATTAAGGAAATATCTCAGAAAGCAATCCTACATGCTCGGGCTCATGTAGATGTAAACGGTTAGTTCCTTTTTTATATAATTGTATAGGTGGTGGTATGTCAGGTGCCACCACTTTCTATGTATAGCTTTCAGGAACAGTGATATAATATAGAGGTAAGATGATCATTATAAAGCTAAAATGTGATAAGAAAATACGGGAACGTTTTGAGTACTACGGTATTGATAAGCGTAAGTTAGAGAACTTCCTTATGCTTCATACTAACAACTTAGTTAAGACAAGGAAATGGTGGAACTATGAGATCAAAGTAAAGGGTATAGCTGGTGCTAGCTCTCAGTACTTCTGGAACGAAGATGAGATAGAGATAGCGTTACAGTGCGTTGATTGTTCCTCTAAGAAGCAAAGACGTATATACTTCCTTCAGAGTCTAGTGCATGAGTATAGGCATTGGATCCAGGCCCAGTTACAGCGAGTGGCTGAGAAGAAGATTACTTACACAGAGAAGGATGTAGAGGAACGTAATGCTAACTATTCTAAAAACAAGTACGAGTTGGAGTGTGTGGAATGGGAAAAGATTGTAGAGAGATTTAACGAGTTTATATAAATAATATTATGCAATCATTTAAAGATTTCCACAATCAAGATAATATAGAACATAAAGGCTATACATTTTCTTTTGAAACAGAGTATGAAGATGATAATACATACAACCATTACACAATTACTACTCCAGAAGGTAAGGAGTTGACAAATGTAGACTTCCAACGCGTCGGTATAAAGTTACCTAAAGATGATAATGAAGCATTTATAATGGTTAGAGAATTAATCGATGGTGGAAAGATTTAATATGCATAATAAAACTGAAAATGAAATGATTTATGAAAGTTTAAATCAATCAGGCATTGCTTATGACCAGCAGCAAAATACAGGTACCAAGTATAGACCACAAGTTGGTAAAGGTAACTATAATCAATTTTTAAATTTAAACACTTCACTTAAAACTAATGCAGCTGCTATGCCTAGCTTCGGTGGTATTTCAGATGAAGAAATTGATGGTGATGAAGATATGATTGAAGTTAAAGGGTATGGGGTAATGACAGTTCAGCAATTAAAGCAATTGATTGAACGTAGATCAAATGAAATATCAAAATCAATTGCTGATGGTAATTTAAATGTAGGCAATAAAGCAGATATATTAAAGTTATTTGCTGATACTTACAGTCGTAGAAATAATTATTGATTTTCAACAGACATACGCTATAATAGTGTATGGAAGATAATATAAAACTCACATGGGATGATATAGATTATATTGCTAATATGGTTGTAGAAAGTATTAGTAAGAAAAATATAAAGTTTGATACAATTGTTGCACTAGGTAGAGGTGGTTTGATTCCAGGAGCTATATTGAGTTATAAGCTTGATGTAAAAAACTTACAAAACTTAGGTATTAATACTCGACAGGAGGATGGTCAATATGTTGAAACTTTAATATATCAAAGACCTACTATAACTGGTAACGTATTAGTAGTTGATGATATAAATGATAGTGGTAAAACCTTTGAAGCTGTTAATTCGTTAATTAAATCTGAATACCCAGATATAGGTGAATTACTGTACTGTAGCTTAACTACTAGATATAACACAAATTTTAACGAGAATACTATTTCTGGTAAAATAATCAATACTTCTGATTGGTTAGTGTTTCCTTGGGATAAATAATTAAGTGAGAGCAAGACCTTTTTACTTCGAAGTTAAAGATATGGTAACGCAGTTTATTGCTGCGTTTGATGATGTAGTCATAGGCAGGTATAATAAGGAGAGGGATGAACAAGATCAGATAAACGTTAGATACATATACGCTCCTAAAGAGAGAGTGATGTATGATATCATTAATGAAAATAAAACTTTAACGCTCCCTGCAATTGCAGTTAATATAACCAACATAGCAAGAGATACCACGCGAGTGTTTAATAAGTTAGATGGGTTTTATTACCAAGGTAAGATAGGAGAAGAAACGGTTACTCGTCATATAAAATCTCCTATACCTATTAATATATCTTTAAAGGTATCTATTCTCAGTAGATATCAAACTGATATGGATCAAATTATTAGTAACTTTGTACCATTTTGTAACCCATATGTTATAATAAGCTGGAAGGTGCCTGAGGCTTTTCAGTTAAGTAAAGATCAAGAAATTAGAAGTGAAGTGTTATGGGATGGTAATGTATCTATGAGCTACCCAGTTGAATTAACTTCATCGCAAAAAGCTCGAGTTACAGCAGATACAACATTTACTATTAAAGGTTGGTTGTTTAAAGATACAGCAAACCCGGTAGGTAACATATTCCATATAAAAGAAAATTTTTACAACGAAAATAAATTAGAATATTATGATAATTTTGATTCGTTATCAGGTGATACATTTACATTCCCGGCATCTACAAATCTTGTTAATGAGGTTGAATCATTTACATTATCAGGTAATCCACAAATTACAGATGTATTTTATAATGGTGTTAAGATGTTTGATGATGTCACCGTTGCTCCTAATATAAGCGGAAGTGTTATAATGTTCGGATACGAATTTAACAATACAGAAAACGTTCTATTCAGTTCAAATAATAGTTCTGCATATACAAATCTTACATCTATTACCGGATTTGATAGACAACCTGATATATCAGGTCAATCTATACCCTTTACAATCTTAAACGATAATTCAATTCAAATAACTATCCCAGATATACCTTCTGGTAGTTTAAGATTCATACCTTATAATAAAGCTGGTTACACATTTAGTGACACTACTTTACATACTAAATCTTTAAGCACAAATTCTACCTTTATTATTGTAGAATAAATCATAAATAATTACAATGGCAGATCAACAAAATAACGGGCAACAATCCGGTTTCTTCAAAAACATTTTAAATAAATTACCATATCAAACGGTTGATTTTAATAAAGTTCTTAGTGACTTAAACCCAAAATACCAATCATTTGAAGATGTTGGTATGAAAAGAACTGAAGCTTTAGCTAAAAATAGTATATTTTTTAATAATGAATATAATAATGCTGGTACAGGTCAGATAAGTGTTGATGGTAATTATAGTAGTTTAGTATATGCTAATGTAGAAGAGAATAAAGGAGGCCGTTTACAGGATTATAGAATAATGGCATCGTTTGCTGAAATTTCAGATGCATTGGATCAAATATGTGATGAATGTATTAATAAAGATAGTCAAGGTAATGTAATTAATTTAATACTAAGAAATACAGAACTTCAAAGTGACATTGAGCAGAGTATAAAAGACGAATTTGAAAAATATATCGAATACTTTGACTTAGAAAGAAAAGGTTTTGAATATTTTAGACAATTACTAGTTGAAGGTGAAGTTTATTTTGAGCATATTATACATAAACAGTATACAGATGATGGTATATTAGGGGTAGCTCATTTACCGTCTGATCTAATTGATCCAATTTACGACAACATTCAAAATATGCTCATTAAAGGTTACATATTACGTAAGCCTATTTTTGATCCAACACAACCAGGTAAGATTGATAAATTTGATTTTATACCAATGGATGATAATCAAGTATCATATATTAATTCTGGTATATGGAATCAAGATAAGACATTTAGATTACCATATATTGAGAATGCACGACGAGCATATAGACAACTATCACTAGTTGAAGATTCTATTGTTATATATCGACTAGTAAGAGCACCTGAACGTCTTGTATTTAATGTCGATGTTGGTAACATGGCACCTCCAAAAGCTGAAGCATATTTGAGAAAGTTAATTCAAGAGTATTGGAGTAAGAAGACTTTTGATAGTAACCAATCTGGTCAAGTTCAAAAGTTTAACCCGCAAAGTATGCTTGATTCATTCTGGTTTGCTAAGAGAGCAGGCTCTGAAGGTACATCAGTTACTCAATTACCTGGCGGAGCTAATCTTGGTGAGTTAGCAGATTTAATGTATTTTGTTAATAAACTTTATAAAGCTTTAAAAGTACCAACTAATAGATTGAACCCAGATTCAACGTTTAGTGATGGTGATCAAATACTAAGAGAAGAGCTTAAATTTGCTAAGTTTATTATACGTTTACAACAACATTTTGCACAAGGTATTAAAAATGGATTTTTAACTCATCTTAAATTGAGGGATATGTTTACTAAGTATGATATTAGAGCTCAAAATATACATTTAGAATTCAATGTACCGACTAATTTCTATGAAATGAGAGAAAGTCAAAAGCTAGCACTTAAGGTTGATAACTTCAATTCACTAGCTACTAATGAATATATTTCAGCCACCTATAGTCAAAAGAAATATCTTAGTTGGTCTGATACAGAAATTAAAGCTAATAGAGAGTTCTTACGTAAAGATAAAGAGTTGGAATGGGAATTGGCTCAAATAACTAACGGTGGACCTAATTGGAGAGATGATTTAGAGCAAGCAGCTGCACCGGGTGGTGAAGTAGCTGCTGGGGGTGAAGCAGGCGGTATGCCTCCTGAATTCGGTGGAGGTGAAGCTGATATTGGTGGTGATGTAGGTGGTGAAGAACCAGTTGAAGTTGCTCCTGATGAAAGTATACCTGAAGAGCCTGTTGCTTAATTAGGTAGTATATTCTTTCCAAACTAATACTAAACTACCATGTTCTAATATAGTAACTAACTCACCTGATGCCGTGTTCATAGTAGTATTTAAAAAAGTTTCAAAATACTGTGTTTACATTGCTCCGGTAACTGAAAGGACGACTGTTGCGTGGTATATAGGTGTTGATATATTATTATTATTTATATTATTAAATACATTACAATAATATAAATAATAATATGAG